GTAGAGCATGTGGCTGTTAACCACAGGGTTGCTGGTTCGAGTCCAGCCGATACAGCTTAACATAAGGAGGAAATATGTTAGTACAATGTAAGATTCAGGACTGGCAGTTAAAACTTAAACAAAGAGATTGTAGAATCTCTATTCTCAAAGATGGCGAAGAGCTAAGGTCTATAAAGACTAGGCTATTTAAAGAGCGTGGCATGAAAATGTTTCCACAAGAACTTTACAAACTTATCTGTAGGGACTTGACAGCCGCCAATATCTATGATAAATTCTTAGATAAGTATTATACTTGGGATGAAGACGACGAGGAATGCCTATGAACAAAAAGCGTTCTGTCTTGCCATACGGTGATAGCACTCTGTCTCCACCAATTAAGTCAACGGAAAACGAGGTTGCTGTATGGAAAGAGATGCAAAAAGATGAAAGCAATAAGTATTTCAACACAAAATATCAAGAGATTTTAGAGGAAATGAAAGAACTAAAAGATGCTTGGGAAGTAGACAAGTGGGTGAAAAACGCAGAGATTACATTTAAACCAGAGATTGGCATAAGCTATTACGCTTACGAAAGAACCAACGGTACGAAATTTATTTCTTTGATTGCACCTACGGAGTGGGATATTAAAAAATATAACATTACTTTCTTAGACGCTGTAAAAATAAATTCTAAAGGCACTTGGACTAATGAATAAATGGGATAAGAACTTTTTAGAGTTAGCAAAAACTGTATCTACTTTTTCAAAAGACCCATCTACACAAGTGGGCGCAGTTATTGTTGACGATGACAACAGAGTTATTTCGATTGGGTATAACGGTTTTCCTAAAGGTGTTAAGGACGATCACCGATTAGATAATAGAGAGTTGAAATATGAGATGATCGTACATGCGGAGGCAAACGCACTTCTGTTTGCAAACGCTTCTGTGGAGGGCTGTACGATCTATACATGGCCTTTTCAACCCTGTAGCAGATGCGCCTCGCTTATTATACAGTCAGGCATACGGCGCGTTGTGACCGTTGAGAACAAAGATCAGAAATGGTCTAGCAACTTTCAACTAGCTCATGATATGATGACAGAGGCTAGGATTGAAATAAAAACCTACCAAGGGTTTGTCACACCTCAACAAAAAGGATTGAATGAATAGTTTTTCAGCTTTAAATACTTCAACATTTATTTAATTAAAATTGTGTATAGTAAAGTGTAACTTAGTGGAGATACACAATGAAGCAAAAAACTTTCAACATGATACTGTTCAAAAATTCTAAAAATTCTATATGTCCAGATAGAGCTTGGGAGGTTTATATAAACTGCTGTAAGCTAACAAAGGATAGCAACAAAAATACTATGGACTATTTAGAAAAAATTGGTTCAATGAGCAGGACGGAAAAATTACAATGGAGGACTAAGCTATCTGAGCTTGGAATAGAGCTTACACCGGATCAAGTCGAAGACTATATTTTTATACTTTCATTAGCAATACTAAACTCTTGGAAAATAAGATAACAGTAGATAACGATTTATTGGAGGACATAATTAGTGTTTAATCATATTCATATTGGTCGCAGAGCATTTCTACAAACAAGCCTCTTTGCCGCTGCCGGAACGCAGTACGCTTTTGGTAAACAAAAACACTACGAAAGCGTTGAAGGTCAAGCAAAAAGCATGATTTTTATATATCTTCCGGGTGGAATGGCGGCTCAAGAAACACTTGATCCTAAGACTGTAGCTCCCCTAGAGTATCGTGGCTCCATGAAAGCGATCAATACTAATGTTGATGGAATCCAGATCAATGAAAGGTTTACAAAAACCGCACAGATCATGGATAAATTAACAATTATTAGGAGCATGACGCATGGAGAGGCTGCACACGAACGAGGAACAAACAGTATTTTCACAGGCTACAAGCCCAGTCCTGCACTCCAGTATCCTTCTATGGGTTCTGTTGTGTCTCATGAGTTCGGTTCTAGGGATAATCTTCCTGCTTACATTTGTGTACCGGAAAAACCTAACGAGTTTGCAGGAACCGGATATTTGAGCAATGCCTACGCTCCGTTTTCTTTGGGTTCTGATCCTGCTTCTGACAAATTCAAGGTTAGAGATTTATCTTTTAATGTTACTGATGAGCAGTTCGCCAAGCGTAAAAGGTTGCTAGAGATTGTAAATAAAAACATGAATGAGAAAGTTAATTCTGACGCTGTAAAAGCTATGAATACTTTTTATGAAAAAGCCTACGACCTTGTTGGAGATCAAAAAGCTCAAGATGCTTTTGATATAGAGAAAGAAAAACCAGAAGTACGTGATAGGTATGGACGCAATACTGCTGGTGCAAGAATGCTTATGTCCAGAAGATTAGTTGAGGCGGGTGCTAGATTTGTATCCATGACTTACGGTAGCTGGGATATGCACCAAAATATCTTTGGCGGTATAGATTCTCAAGTTCCACCATTTGACCAAGCTTTTGCTGCACTAATCCAAGATTTGACCGAAAAAGGACTTTTGGAATCCACCTTGGTTTGTGTAGTGTCGGAGTTTGGAAGAACTCCTAAAATAAATAAAGATGCTGGACGTGACCATTACCCAAAGGTATTTAGTTCTATCCTTGCTGGCGGTGGAATTAAAGGTGGCATGACTTATGGAAGAACTGACGCGACTGGTACAGAGCCAGAAGATAATCCAGTTCCTATTCCACACTGGGCGACAACTATCTATCATCAAATGGGAATAAATGCTGATAAAGAATTAATGGCTCCCGGAGATAGACCTATTGAAATTGTAGATTTTGGTGAAGTAATTGAGGATATTATAGTATGATTAACAGAAGAAACTTTATACAACATGCCGGTGGATTAGCTTCTGTATCCGCAGCATCAGGCGTGTTCGGTCAAAAGATTATTGATAGCCGTAAAGACTTAGCAAAGAATGAAAAAGGTGCAATTCTTATTTGGCTTAACGGCGGTCCTCCAACTATTGACATGTGGGATGTAAAGTTTGGCGCTCCTACTGGAGGCCCAACAAGACCTATCAGTACAACTGGCGACTTCCAAATTAACGAACTTATGCCAGAACTTGCAAAACAAGGAAAAGATTTCTCGATTGTGAGAAGCATGGCTACAAGAGAAGCAGACCATATGCGTGGTCGCTACTATATGCACACAGGCTTCAAGCCAAATCCAAACATGAGTCACCCATCAATGGGTTCTGTAATATCCTACGAACTGTCTCAGGGGAGAGATTACCTAGAAATACCGCCATTCTTTTCAATCAGTACAGGAAGTATTGGTGGCGGGTTTCTTGGTTCAGCTTGGAATCCTTTTGTTGTAAGTTCAAGCGGTCAAGTCAGAAACCTTGGCGATTCTGTAGACACAGAAAGGATGCAAGCTCTTGCTGCTATAGAAACGGGCTTTGTAGAAAAAAGCAACAGCCATATGGCAAAAAGTCATATGAAAATGCTACAACAAACATTTAGACTCAACACAAGCCCGCAGATGAAAGCCCTAAAACCAACTGACGAACCTAAGAATGTAATCGACGCTTACGGTGAGACAGGATTTGGCAAGGGTGCTTTGATGGCAAGAAGGTTACTGCAAACAGGTGTACCGTTTGTAGAGCTTGGTTTTGGCGGCTGGGACTTGCATCAGAACACACATGAAACATTATCAACCAAACTTCCAGAACTTGACAAAGTAGTTTCTACTCTTATGTTAGACTTAAAGCGTCTTGACATGTGGAACAACACTGCTATAGTTATGATGGGCGAGTTTGGCAGAACGCCAAGAATTAATCAAAACGCTGGGCGTGACCACTGGGCAAGATCTTGGTCTGCATTTGTCTCTGGTGGATTAATTCAAGGTGGACGAGCTATCGGCTCAACAAATGACGATGGAACAAAAATAACCAGCGACCTAATTTATTCAGCAGAAGATCTGATGATTACTATTTGTAAATCTCTCGGAATCAGCACAGAAAAAAGCTACACAGCAAAAAACGGTCGCCCAATGAAGATTGCTAATAGCGGTAAAATCATAGAAGGGTTACTATAATGAATATAATTTCAAAAGTTGATAAATCTTTAGTAGATAGAATAAACTCTGAAGTCTATACAGACGATAAAAAAACTTTCAAAGTTTCTGATAAAATAACTATTGATTGGAAAGGTGTTTTACCAGAACCTCCAACCAACACATCAGAAGAAACTATAAAAGAGTTGGAATACTTAGCTAAACTTACTAAAAATGTATCCGCCGCTCAGAAAAATTTAGTTTATCTTGTTGACAACGAGCCTCTTGATTTATATAATGATATACTCAGGCAGCACAATCTTGAGATGCCTAAAAAAGATTTTAATAGACTTTGGAGAATGACAAAGCCAGTTATAATGAATCTTAAACATAAATTTAATAGACCAAGGCCAGAGCAACTGGCTAAGTATTATGGACTAAAAATAAATGTTTTGGAGACAAAAACGCATCATACCCCAGCCTATCCTTCTGGTCACACGTCATACGCCGCTATGGGCGCTTACCTGTTGGCAGAAAAGTATCCTAAATATTCTTCTAGTTTCTTTAAAAGAATAGGAGATGCTGGACTTGCTCGCTGTTTACAAGGGGTGCATTACCCTTCAGACAATGAAGCTGCTATGGTTATCAGTGGTGCTATCTGGCAAGATGTAAGATATAAATTATTTCCAAATCTATAGAAAAAATGTTGACATGGTATAGCTAGTATGCTATAACATATAAGTTAGGTTGTTTGTTAGTTATTTTGGAGAAGAAAATGACAGATTGGAGTTCACTGCTTTCATCTCAAAGAAAGCAAAATGTTGTGAAGAGGTTCGCTACCGGCGAGCTTAGTGGTAAGCAGTTCTATTCAAGTTTTAAAAACACAAGCTTGGGCGGAACTGTAAGGAATCTATTTAGAACACATGGCGTTGTCAATAGCAGAAGGCTTGCTCGTAAAGCCTTGGTTCGCCGTGGGGTAGCTTGTTAATTTTAGGAGGTTTTTATGTTGAATAATAGAGTTATGTTGAAGGGTAATCTTACCAGAGATCCAGAATACAAAAACATTTCTGATAAAGAACTGGTCACGTTTCGCGTGGCGGTAAATGAGTCTATCGGAAATGGCAAGGAAGAAACCATCTATCTTGATGTTGATGGTTGGGAGAGTCACGCTAAGTACGCTCAGAGTGTTCTTCTTTCAAAGGGTGATCGTGTCATTATTGATGGCAGGCTAAGGTCGCGAGAATGGACTGATAAAAATGGGTCTAACAGAACCTCTTACAGTGTTCTACCATCCAGCTTTTCAAAAGTTGTAAAGCCAACCTCTATGGTTGACGCTTAGTCTATAGAATATTTTTAAAACCCGCCTTCGGGCGGGTTGGATAATAAAATGCAAAAAAATAGAATATTATTACTGTTGTCAAATATCGAAGATCAAATAAGTATTGTTTCTGAAAGACTATATAATCCCCAGCTTACAGACTCTGAGCTTAGGGAGCTTTCTAAGAAAAAGAAAAAACTTAAAAAAGACATGTCCAAGCTAAAGAAGAGACTAAGCCAAGCAAATGAGTAAAAACAAACTTAAAAGAAAACAAGACAAACGCAAAAAAAGATTAGAGTCAAACAAATCAAAGGTGTTAAAACAAAGAAAGTCTTTGAGAGAAAAAACCAGACTAGAAGATAAAACCAAAAAGATGGAACGAGAAATAGAAAAACTAAAAAACAGAGCGTCTGGAGCAACCATTAGGAAAATTAAAGAGACAGAACAGTGAAAAAGATCGCACTATTTATTTTGTTTATATTTCTTTTTTCTGCGCATTCTAGTGCAGAACAGCTTCTAATGAGCCGACCTAGATCTATGCAAGAGGTTGACAGAAGCAAACTCTACGATTATAAATATAGACTGAGACAAAGAAAGACCAATGCTTTAGAAGCTAGAAGAGTTTATAACTCTGGCAAAACTCACAAATATTGGACTGCTATTGTCTATCCAAGATATTATCCACTATATTACAGGTATGTTCCTGCGTATAGAGTGGAAAGAAGCGAGTATAAATACGACTATCAATATAATTACGGGTATTAAAATGGAAAACACGGGAACTTGGAACTCTGATCTTGTTTTGATGTGGGGCGCTGCTCTAATATCGCCTATAGCTCTTTACTTCTTCTTTGGTATAATTGAGCAATTTTCTAGAATGTCTAGTAGGCAATACACAATAGAAGTTTATCAAAAAGCACCTAAGAAAAAGAAGAAAAATAAACCCACCTATGAATATAAGCCATCTAAAAAAAATAAACCAAAAACTAAAGTTAAGCCCCAAAAAAAGAAACAGACCCTTGAAAGCCCAGTGATTGAAGAGGCTTGTATTTCACTACAATCTTTGGGATACAAAAAACAAGAAGCAAAAAGGATAGTAAAAAATATTTATTCTTCTGGTAATTGCAAAAACGCTGAAGATATTGTAATTGCAGCAATGTCAAAATGTGTATAATAAAAAGTACTTTAACCTATCTTGAACACAGGGGTTGACCATGCCACTACCTAAAAGAAGAGATGACGAATCTAGAGAAAACTTCATGTCTAGATGCATGTCTAATAAAGACTCTAAAAAAGAGTTTCCAGACAGCAAGCAGAGAGTCGCTGTTTGTCTTACAAAAGCCTCGGAAGGTATGTCCTCAATGGCAGCAGCAGATATGCTTTACAATATAGAGGAATTTGGCTACACAGAAGAGATAAATGAGGATAATTTTTATATCCCCTCACAAGCTGAGTATGAAGGCGTAGAAGGTGAAAGTACAGAAGAGTGGGATGTCGCTGCTGAACGACCGGGATTGTGGGAGAATATCCGCAGAAAGAAAGAAAGGGAAGGTAAGAATTACAAACCAGCTAAAACTGTAAAAGAAGGTAGACCAACCCAAGAGCAATTAAAAAGAGCGCAGTCTGAAGTTGAAGTGTATGCAGATCACGCAGAACCAGAATATGCAGAAGCAGATAAGCCCGGACCAAGAGATCCACGCAGAACTCCCGCACCGCCAAAAGACAGAAAACGAGGCTCAAAAAAGAACAAACCAGACAGCGCAAAAAATCCAAGCGGTAAAATTACTTTCAGTAAAAAAACTACTGAAAGACTATCTAAAAAGGTAAGAGAGCATAACGCTAAAGGAAAAGGGTCAAAAGCGACTCTCGGTATGCTCAAAGCTGTATATCGCAGAGGCGCTGGGGCGTACTCGACAAGTCATGCTCCAAAGATGTCTAGAGACGGATGGGCTATGGCTAGAGTTAATGCTTTCCTTACACTGCTAAGGACTGGTAAACCGTCAAACTCTGGGTATACGCAAGATAATGACCTTCTTCCAAAGGGGCATCCCAGAAAGTCTAAAGGCGAGATGTCTCCAAATCAAAAAAAGGCTCTTGATAAAAATAAAGATGGCAAGATCAGCAAAGAAGATTTCGAGCTTTTGCGTAAAGATAAAAAAAGCGATGCGGCAGAATACCAAGGAAGAAAGGTTACTTTAAATAAACCCTTCAGAACTCCAGATGGCCCTAAAAAGTTTAGTGTTTATACAAAAAATGAAAAGGGTAATGTGGTCAAGGTGAACTTTGGTGATCCAAATATGGAAATCAAAAGGGACGATCCTGCCAGAAGAAAGAGTTTTCGCGCCCGTCATAAATGCGATACTGCTCCCGGCCCTAAATGGAAAGCTAGATACTGGTCTTGTAAAAAGTGGTAGCCTAAAGTCAAGGAGATGTTATGATTGATAATATGTCTCCCGCTAAAATTTATAGGGTTGGAAGTAAGAAAAATGGCTATAATCTAATATTCGTAGAGGACGAATTGGGTGATGTAACACCCTTGGTATTTCGTGACTCTAACATTGTAAACGCCTTTATAAGAGCCAGTCTGAATAAAAAACACATACCCAAATACAAAATAGGGACCGACAATTTAAAGGTTGATGTTTCGACAGCAGGATTGTTGTGTGTTTTAGGGTTTATATCTGGATGCGTTTCCTGTTACTTTTGGATAAATATTTTTTAAGATAAAGACTAGGATTTTTGATGATTAATTTACAGACTCCTATAAATAGTCTAGGGTATGGAATTGCAGGATTAAATATACTAAAATCATTGCAAGAATCTTTGGAAGTTTCTCTATTTACTATTGGTCAACCCCAAATCACCGATGAGCATGATCATAACGCAGTTTCAAAAGCGATAGAGCTTTCTAAATTCTATAACCCACAAGCTCCCTGTATAAAAATATGGCATCAAAACCAGATGGCAGAACGTATAGGATCAGGTAAGTTTATTGGCTTCCCTATCTTTGAGTTGGATACGTTTAGCGACCTAGAGAAGCATCATCTAGACGCTTGTGATGAATTGATGGTTTGTTCAAAGTGGGCAAAAGGTATTGTTGATAAAGTTGGTCTGGATGTCGCTACTCACGTTGTGCCTCTTGGTGTGGATGGGAATATTTTCAAACCCTTACCAGTCACGCAAACCGATAAGACAATTTTCTTCAACTGTGGCAAGTGGGAAATACGAAAAGGTCATGACATTCTAGTTGAATGTTTTAATAGAGCTTTCACCAAAAATGACAATGTGGAGCTTTGGATGATGTGCGACAACCCATTCATCGGAGATCAAAACGAAGAATGGAAAAAGCTTTATCTTAATTCTTCCCTCGGTGAAAAAATAAGAATAATTCCAAGGCAACACAACCATCACGATGTTGCTAGGCTTATGAATATGGCAGACTGTGGAGTTTTTCCAGCCAGAGCGGAAGGATGGAATCTTGAGTTGTTAGAAATGATGTCTTGCGGTAAACATGTCATTGCCACAAATTACTCCGCACACACTGAGTTTTGCACCCCTGTAAACTCTAGGCTTGTAAATATTGATAATATGGAAACCGCTTTTGATGGTGTGTTTTTTGATGGAAAAAAAGGAATGTGGGCAGAGCTTGCAAAAGACCAAAAAGATGTTATAATAGAATACATGCGAGATGTAAACAAGCTAAAACAAAGCAACCAGCTTGGTATTAATAGTAACGGAATAGAAACAGCAAAAAAATTTAATTGGAAAAATACATCTGACAAAATATTGGAGTATATAAATGAATAATTTAAGCATGTTAATACAATCTCTTGATTCTCATTTTAAATGTAGACTAGATAAAAAGTTTTTAAAACTAAATCAATCTTTATATCAAGATGTTGATATTGAGAAGTCGATAAAATGTGTAGAAGAATATGCCTCGGCCTCTGCTTGTTATGAATTAGTACAACAAATAAAAAAGCAAAACGAGAACACTAAAGAAAAAAATGAAAACTAAAATTACTCTTATAGCAGGAAAAATAGACAAGACTATTTCGTATAGTAATGATAAATATTTTATGGTCTATTTAGACGACGATAAAAATTTTCCATCTAGGTATTTAACAAACAGTGGTGTTGATGATTGCATAGGTAAAATATTTTCTGACTCAATAAAAATAAGCAAAAACTGGGCCGTCCCTATTTTGGCAGACGTTAGAACTGTGCAAGAAAATAAAGAAACGGTGTGCGAGATTGTTTATACATGCTATATGCCAGCAGTTTCAAAAACAGAAAAGTCTGGTAAATTTTACTCAAGAAAACAGCTAGACGAACTCGATGTAAAGGTAGAACCCTATTATGTACAAGTCATCTCAAAACAAGCAAAATCAGTCTATTGATGCCGATGCGCTCTCTACTATTTGTATAACGGTTAGTAAGGATGGTAGGCCAGAAGTGTTTTGCGAATGGGAATCTTCTGAAGATGGACTGTCTTCAATGGCTAATATTATTTCATATTTTTCAGAGGACGAGATGTCTCCACACATTATAGAAACGATAAAATCACAATCTTCTGATGACAATATGGACGAGGTGGAGAAAATAGAGCTTATGTATACCGCGATAAGAGCAGTTAAAAAGAACAACAATCAAGTCTCTTCTGATCAGGTTGTGGTTTCACCAATAGATGCTTCTAGTATTTTTTAGAGGTGATTATGTCTGGCAAAAAAATGATAGTATGGGAAAGCTGGAATGCAAAAGTGGCTTCTCAAACAGAGCAGGTAGAGAAAGAAGAAGTGGTTGAAGAAATGGATTCATATATTGATGAAATTTCAGAAAAAGAAATGATCATACCTTTTCAGCAAAGCAGGGCTATCTATACACCTCTGGGGGCTTATCCAGAAGAATCAATGTTAAAACCTTCAGACAGATGGGATTGCTGGATAGCTCATACAAATTTCAAAGTAACTCACGGTGTAAAAAATATATTAAACGAAAAAATAGATGGTATAGAAGTTTTAAAAATAACGGGTAAGTACAGCTTTTTTATTGGCGTTGCTAGAATGTTTAGCATTTCAGATGTAAGAAAGCAGATAGATGAAAAGATTTGTTCCTACACTGAAGACGAAATACTTTCTAATGATGAGATTTTTGAGACTGTTGCAACATTGAGAGATCAGTTAGAAGAAAATAATCACTGGACCATCTTGATATGTCCAGAAGGTATGATAGAATATATAGTTGGAAATGAGATAAATATGGAGTATTTAGATGGTCTGAATACGCTACTTGAGAAAAAAAATAATTTTGGTGGAGTAATACTTAGAAGTGATGATGGATAATATTGATTTACAAAACGTTGACGTGTCTGAATACCTTAAAGATCCTAATATATTAAATATAATGTCTTCTGTTTCTAACAGATATTCAAAAAATATAGATCTAGATCAAATAGATTCAATTAAACTAAACACGCTTTGGGAATGTGTTAAAAAGTATGATTCAAGCAAAGGTGCTAAATTTACATCGTTTCTGTATCAGATGCTCGATTATTCTTTTAAGAATGAGCTAAAAAAGAAAAGAAAAGAGTGCGCTTTTGAATCTATAGACAGTCTTTATGCTGGACACAACTCTAATAATCAAATTAAATCTAACGAGGCTTGCATAAGGCCGAAAAACAACATGGAGCTTTTCGACGGTCTTTCAAAAGAAACCTCACAAATACTGATACAAAAGTACATATACAATATGACTATGGTTGAAATAGGTAAGAGTAATGGCTACAGTAGAGAAACCGCTAGAAGAAAATTAGCAAAAGCAGTTAAAATTTGGAAAAACAAGAATCAAATTGAATGCTAAAATGTGTAATTATATTTGGAAATTGGATCTCTATTTGGACTTTTGGATTTTTCTTATTTAAAACCCTTTATGGAGGTCTATCATGGCTGTACCCGGAGCAAGTGCTAATTACTTAAAAAATACCACTGGCGGTACTTATACTGCTACTAAAGAAGGCGGAACCCTTCTAGCCAACACTACGACTGGAGATGTTATAACAAAAGCGCTAGCGCTTAAAGATAACGCCACAGATTTTGGAAGAAGTCCACTTCCAATTGAAACAGCAAATGGGTTGGTTGCAAATCAAAAGGTTCTTTCTGGTGGAACCTTTGCTTATGACGTTGCTGGAAAATATGTTATAGCTGCTAGTTCAAGTGAGCTTTCTGGTGTTGCTAGCACCAAGGTCTTGATAACTGGCGCTGGTGAAAATCAACCGCCTATCGCTAAATTTCAGCATTCATTCGGTGCTAAGACTGTTAGTGCAATTAGGGCGAACAGATTTAGTTGGACTGGTACTAAGTCCCGTAATACTGCTGGTGCTTCACTGGGCAGTAGAATTAACTGGGTTGCTGCGGCTAGTGGTGGTGCTGATAGCGCTTCTGCTCCAGACGCGCTGAACGAGTTCATGTATGATATATCAGATGGAAATGCTTCAAACCTTGCGTTTGATAGCGCCGCTGAACCCACTCGCTCAATTCCGGGCGAACTTGTAATGAAAGTAGACTTCGTAACACTCACTGTTGCTAGTGGTGGCGACTTCTTCGATTATAAACCTATTACGGGTATGTAATATTATACTAGTTTTATTTTATTATTTTTGGGGCTAGTAAAATTTTTTATTAGCCCCTTTTTAATTACTAGGCTATAATATAAGAGTGAGTCGTGAATTTTAGCAATAGTTTAGAAATATTTGGAGTGGTTGCCTCTTTAATAGGAGGGGGGTTTGCTGCTGTAGCTTGGTGTTGGAAATTCGTAGTAAAGCCAACAATAAAACTTTACCGAGGTCAAGACCATCTACTTAGTTCTGTAGATGATATAAAAAAGGAACTTACCACAAATGGCGGTTCCTCAATAAAGGACACAATAAACAGAATTGATCGTCGTCAGGTTATGATAGACAAAAGATCAAAAGCCATTTTTTATAATATAGAAAAGGCAATACTTGAAGTTGATGAAAGCGGAAACATACTGTGGGCTAATCAAAAGTTTCACGAAATAATGGGTACTAAGAATTTAAAAGGATTAGATTGGGTTTCTTATATTGACGAGCCTCAAAGAGAAAGTTTTTTAAAAGAGCTTGAGTCATGCTCAGAAAAACTTAGGGAGTTAAAATTTGAAACTATTTCCACGGACGGTGGAGAGATAAAGTTTTCTGGATTTCCCTACAGGGACAATGATAGAAATTTTGGTTTTTTAATTTATTTAGAATAGGAGAAAAGAATGGGTTCTGCAAAATTTACACTTAATGCTGGCGACTTGATTAAAGTGTTGAAAAACGGACTGCTGGTTGCTGTCGCTGCTTTTTTGACATATGTCGCTAACAATCTTCAGGCGATTGATTTGGGTCAATATACGGCACTTCTCATCCCAATTGTAGCATTGGTTTTGGATACCATTGTAAAGTGGGCAAAAGACAATACAGACGAGGTGGTTGAACCAGATAATCCTGAAGGAGAATAAGATGGACCTTCTAATTGGCTTAGGGCTTTTTGTATACTCTGTCGGTACTTTTGTTTTTAAACAATTTTTTTCCGATGGGCTGACTTCTCAATCTATTATACAAATTGCAGTTGCTGGAATTGGTTCATTAATTATAATTTTGCCAAAAATACTTTCTTGGGTTATGAGTTTTGAACTACCGGATTTAGAAGATACAGAGTCTGATCTTGATGATCAAGTAGATTTCGATGACTTCAAAGCGCTTAACTACCTAAAGGATAGATCTTTACAGATAGGTTCTGAAGAAGCTTTTGAATTAGTCGTTAAGTTAAACACGCTAATATTTTCTGGCGTGGAAGAAAACTCTTCTGACAACAAAGAGGTAAAAAACAATGAAAGCTAAAGTCATATTAGTTGTTTCTCTGCTGCTGGGCGTGGCTCTGTATCAACCTAAGATGCCCGCCACCGCTCAAGCAGTAGTAGGAAACACTAAAATAGAAGATGTTTCAAAAGAATTTAGTAAAATAGATTCTATAGAAGATAAGCTTTTAATATATAAATTATTCGCTGGATCTGCTGAGTATTTAAAAAATTGCAAGTCGTTACAAGCTACACAGCAGTTTGATCCCATACTCGGAAGAGTGCAGTCTTCATATGGCTGGAGCAGGGACAAGTATACACCATTTACTGATGCCGTATCTGCTTATTTAATTTCTGTTGGCTATAACGCACCAAAGCCTTTGGAAACGGAAGAGCAAAGAAAAGATTTTGCTAAAATATTTGAGTCTTTAGCAGAGGCGACTAAGTATGAGTAATTTTCCTCAAGGATGGATAGACGATCCTGCTGGGGTTGATAAGATCATGGAGGATCTTCCATTTCCAGTGTTCCAAGATGTTTGGCAGCCTCTAAAGGGAACCGGTAAAGGTAAATGTGTTCTTCTTTACGACTTTATTAAGAAGGCTTCTGGCGGAAAATTTCCAAACAGAAAACAAACAGTTGGCGATTGTGTTTCTCAGGGCGCTGCTTATGCTGTAGATGCAGTAAAATCTGTAGACATAATTATAAACAAAGAATTTGAAGAATGGGTTGCGGAAACATCAACAGAAGATATATACGCTGGTAGTCGTGTTCAAATTGGAAAAGGTAGAATTAGGGGCGATGGCTCCATTGGAGCTTGGGCGGCAAGATATGTAAACGAATACGGAGCGCTACCAAGAGGTAAATACGGAAACGTTGATTTAAGAGTGTATAGTGGTTCAAAGGCTAGAAGCTGGGGTAGAAGCGGTGCTGGCGTTCCGCAATCCCTACTGCCAAAAGCCAAACAGCATCCTATATTAACCGTTTCAAAAGTAACTACATATGAAGAAGTTAGAGACTTGATTTCTAATGGTTACGCTGTTACAATAGCTAGCAATCAGGGGTTTAGCTCAAGAAGAGATAGCGAAGGATTTGCTGCTCCGCAAGGCAAATGGGCGCATCAAATGTGTATTCTTGCGGTTGATGATGAATACAAGCGTCCGGGAGTATTAGTGCAAAACTCTTGGGGTAAATGGAACGCTGGTTCAAAACGACACAATCAACCAGACGGATCTTTTTGGGTTGACGCAGAAGAAATAGAAAAACGGATTCTCAGCAAAGGGGATTCTTGGGCTTTTAGCGGCTATGAAGGATTCCAACCCCGCGAACTTAATACGAGAATAATATGAAACAACTACCATTAAATCTTACAACTGTCGTGGTCTTGTTAGTATTTATCTTTACTGTTTTTGTTGACTTGGATTCTCCAGCGTCAAAGAAAGAGTTCGTTATAGATAAAGCAAGGTCAGAAGGTTTTGTAGCTTTTATTGTCAACGAGAAATCGTTTGACACGGAGGGAGGTGATGTTCAAA